ACGCAAGATATTTATCTTGGTATATTAATTGCAACTGGTGGAATTACTTCAATGTATGTGGGGTTGCCACAATGAAACATCCATGTCAGGGTCCGCATTGCCATAGATATTCTACAAAGGACCGATTTAATAGAAAGCTTAAAAGACTTAAAGGACGTAACGCTTATCATAATATGGATATGAATGGTGTATATTCAATCTTCTGCACTACTGGTTGTCAAAATGATTGGATTAGTGAGAACGTACAAAACATCGTGAACCAACGACCAATTACATTTAATCGCGAGCGTAAATTTAGTGAACAGACGTATCATATAACTGAGGGGGGTTGGTTAAGGAGAGATGGGGATTGACAATGAATAGATAATAGGATAATATAGGATATAGAAAGGACATATATATGGAAAAGAAAAAACCAAAATACAAGGTTCACGTTTGGAAAGCTGATGAGGATAATACAGAGTTAGTATTTGATGCACCAGCTAAACCAACATTAGAACAGCTATATGAATTAATTGGCTGTAGGTTGGTGGAACGTGTATCGGGCTATGACAAGTCTGTATCGAACAGAACGTTTGATATATGGATTGATGAGGAAGGTAAGTTCAATAGCCCAATTAAAAACGTACGTGCAACTAATGCGTGGTTCAGATGGATGCACAGAACTGGCCATGTAAATATACCAGGTGATTACATTACTGGCACAACAGTTTGTTACAAAAAGATATAACAATCACAGGTTGTGGCGGCCCTTCGGGCCGCCACAGCTGTCACAATCTTGCCACATTTTTGCGCCCGTAGTGGTCCCAAACAGGTTTCTAACATAGGTTGTATCGCCCCCCCACCCCCAAAAATTACACAAAAGGGGTCCCACTGCTTTTTCCTTTATGCCTTGATTTAGACATACGCCCCTGCTAAAAACATTTTGGTACCATGGACTTGAATAAGGTAAACATAGAAAAATTACCTGCAGATGTACGTAAGACCTTTAAACGATTGCAACTTCTCCATGCAGAAAAAAAGATACAGAACAAAGCTAAGAACGACTTTCTATCTTTTGTAAAATGCATGTGGCCAGATTTTGTAGAGGGGTCCCACCACAGGCACATCGCAGAAAAATTTAATAAATTAGCTACGGGTGAAATAAACCGATTAATAGTTAACATGCCGCCTAGGCATACTAAATCAGAGTTTGCATCCTTTCTTTTGCCAGCGTGGATGGTGGGCCGTAATCCAAAACTCAAGATCATTCAAGCAACGCACACAGGAGAACTGGCCGTGCGGTTTGGTAGAAAAGCAAAACATCTTATTGACTCAGAAGATTATAGAAAAATTTTTCAAACAAGTTTACAAGAAGACTCAAAAGCTGCAGGCAGATGGGAGACGGCACAAGGTGGTGAATACTTTGCTGCTGGTGTTGGTGGAGCAATCACGGGCCGTGGTGCGGATTTATTGATTATTGACGACCCACACTCGGAGCAAGATGCGTTGTCTCCTACAGCGTTAGAGTCGGCTTACGAGTGGTATACTTCAGGACCACGTCAGCGTTTACAACCAGGTGGTAAGATTGTCTTGGTCATGACAAGATGGTCAACCAAAGATCTAACAGCAAAACTTATAGCGAATCAAAAAGAACCAAAGTCTGATCAATGGCACGTGGTCGAGTTTCCGGCGATCATGGAACACGGACCAGTGTGGCCAGAGTATTGGAGCCAGGACGAATTAGAAAAAGTCAAAGCATCACTACCTGTAGGTAAATGGAATGCACAGTGGATGCAGTCGCCAACGAGTGAGGAAGGTGCAATCTTGAAACGTGAATGGTGGAGAGTTTATGATAAGGATGAGATACCACCCTTACAGCACGTAATACAATCTTACGATACAGCATTCTTGAAAAAAGAAACAGCTGACTACTCAGCTATTACGACCTGGGGTGTATTCTATCCAGACGAAGATAGTGCACCTAATCTAATACTTTTAGACGCTATCAAAGGCAGATACGAGTTTCCAGAACTTAGACGTGTAGCCCTACAACAATACGATTATTGGAAACCTGAGTCTGTTATTATCGAATCAAAAGCATCAGGACTACCTCTGACCTACGAGTTAAGGCAGATGAACATCCCAGTTATTAACTTTACACCTAGCAAAGGAAATGATAAACATGCTAGAGTAAACGCCGTTGCACCTCTTTTTGAGTCTGGAATGATATGGGCGCCAGATCAGAAATTTGCAGAGGAGGTGGTTGAGGAGTGTGCAGCATTTCCAAACGGTGATCACGACGACCTTGTGGACTCTACAACACAAGCCATCATGAGATTCAGGCAAGGCGGACTAATTCAACACCCTGAAGATTATATCGACGAGAAAAAAGACCCTAGACCTAGGACTTATTATTAATGAATAAACTTGAACTATTAAAATTAATCCAAGCCGCTCCTAAAAATTTAACGAGGTTTGAGGAACTTCTCTCTTACGCTAGAAATATATACAAACAAGTTATGGGTGTATTTCCTGAGGGAATAGATAACATCGCTATAAAAAATGCTGCAAAAAATATAGCTAATCAAAGAGATCCTAAAAAAGTTGTGCAGTTTCCAGGAGGCTCAAAAATAAAACAACCCCAAGGCGCTAAGATGGATGTTCAACGAGCGCATGAAAATTTATCTGGAGGAGCTAACTACGCAAAAGGCGATACAAAATATAATGCAGATATTTTAGCTAATGAGATTGCCATGCAAAGAGGGATTATTAAAAACCTAGACGATGCCGATCTAATAGACACGGAATTAAAAACAGAATTATATGGAGAAGCTTATGATTATCTTACTAAATTAAATATGTTAAATAACCCGTCAGCAATAAAACCAAGACCACCAGGTAAAGGTAAATTTGGCATAACTACTTTAGATGATGCAGGTAATCCCATTGAAACAAAAACTACAACACCTGAAGGTATTATGAAAACACTGATGGGTGGTGGTAAAACAAAAAAAGGTGAATTGTTTAATATCTCAGGTCAGAAAGGTAAATTCTTAACAGAGGATGAATTTGCAAGAGAATTAGAAAGTGCTAATATGAATTTTATACAAAACTCACCAGGATTTAATTTATCCTTAATATCTGATCTTAAAAAACCTGGGTCTAAAGCTTACAATCCTTTTCCAAAAGAACAGGGCGATAGGTTTTTAACTGACAATCAAAGACAAAGAGTTTTAAGTAGTTTAGAGAAGATTATGAAGAACAAACAATATCAAGAAAGGTTTGCTGACAACTTTGCAGATCTTATGCAAGAAGGTGAAGATGTAATAGAATTTGCACCAGACTTATTTAAAATAGACCCACCTAAAAAAGCAGATGGTGGCCGTATTGGTTTTTCTGGTGGTGGCGCAGGATTTGCTGGTGATCCAATGCAGGGTGATCAGTATGTTATGGGTCAACAGATACCTGGAAGTCCACAAGTTCCTATGGGTCAGTTTGGTCTTGCTAATATAGGAATTTTTGGTGGCGGCGGTTATAGTAAAAATGAAATCGTGCCTGGTGTTGATGTGGCAACGACAGATCAGAATCTTGGGATCACTGGACAAATACCTATAGGCAACACAGGATTTACTCTTGGTGGTAGTTATATGAAATCAAGAGCAAACGAGAGATTTACAGGTACTCGTATACCTAATCAAGTTTTTAAAAATGTTCCAGTAGACAGTGATAAATTTAATGTTGGTATAAATTTTACAAAAAGATTTAAAGATGGTGGGCGTATTGGCTTTAAAGATGGCACACCAAAAGATCCTAGTCGAAGAGGTTTTATAAAACTTATGGCAGGTCTAGCATCGTTACCTATTGTAGGTAAATTATTCAGACCTGCAGCTAAAGTTGCGGACAAAGCAGCACCAGTAATTCAAGAGGGAGCTAAACTTGGCTACGAAAACTTTATGTTACTTGTAGATAAAATTAAAAGATTTGGTAAACCTGCAGATAATTTAGCTACAAAAGAGAGAGAAAAAGTTACCAGATATGTGTCAGATAATAATGAGTATGAGTTGATAGAAGATCTTTCGTCAGGAGATATAAGAATTGTTAAGGATAGGATAGGGGGAAGCACCTATGGTGATGAGGCTTTTGAAGTTATAAATGATAGATCTGTTTTAGATTATAAATCACCTAAATCATTTTATAATAATGAAACAAAGAAAAGTGGTAAAACAGTTGCTGAATATGATGAAGTAAAAGAGGTTGCTAATAGAGATGGAACTTTTGACGATTTTGATGAGATAGATGATTTTGCTGTTCAAGAAATGTTAGAAGAGATTGGTAAAACACCAATTAAAAAAGCAGGCGGTGGTCTGGCTTACATGCTAGGAGAATAATGAAGATCGCAGAATACAAACAGATGATGGCGTATCTAACACGCCCTAAATTTAACAGCGGTGGCTCGGTTGGCAGCTTTGTAAAACCAAAAAGAAAACCCAAAGAAGAAGCAGAGAAAGTTAACAAAGCACGTAAAGAAAAAAACTTTGAAAAAGTAAAAGGCGCACTAGAGAATCCTGAAGAAGTTAAAGAGATGATTGACAAACCAAAAAGAGGTTTGGTCGATGAACCAGGAGAATATTCAGTAACTGCCAAAGAACAAAAAAATATAAACGCTTGGAAAAAAACAAACCCTAATCTAAAGTATGAGGATTTAACACCAGGTCAAAAATTTCAAGTAAGAAGAATAGGTGCAAAAGCTTATTCTCAAGTAAATCTTACAGCTGACATGGCTGATGATATTATTGATTTATATTTAAATAAAAAAAATGTGCCTGAAATAGCAAAAGAGATTACAAAAAAATACGATTTAAAAAATCCTTATCCAGAAACCAGTGTTTCAAATCTTGTTAATAAACTTAAAAAACAAGATGTTACTATCGGTGATGATGTTTTTCCTAAATTTACAAAAAAAGAATTAGCAGATAGACCTCAAGTAATTAAACGAGGGACATACGATGATTTTAAAAATAATAAGGAAGTTTTTAATAAAGTTAAAAAATTTGCTAAAAATAATTCTTTAACTAAAACTGCTAGATATCTATCAGAACTAACAAATGAAAACTTTTTCACTTCAAAATCAAACATACAAAAAGCAGTAAAAGAATTTGATGATTTTAAATTTAAAAAAGGAATTGGTGGTGCAAAAATTGATCCCAAAGTTACAGAAAATGCAAAAAAATTATTAAAAATAATTAAAGATAATCCGTCTTTAAATTCAAACAAGATACAGTCGTTATCTAAGTTATCTGATTTTTCGTATAACTCTGCCTTAAGAGTTTTAAAAGATCCTGTCGCAAAAACTACAGGAGAAACTAGAATTAATGTTCCCAAAAATTTAATTAAAAATATAAAAAACAAAAAAGAAGTTGGATTAAAAACTGTTGAAAAAAGTTTAGTTAAACAAAAAGTTTTAACACCAAAAGAGGGACGTGATTTATTATCTAAACCTGCTGCAGCTATTAGAACTGCTGTTAAAGGTGTTAAAGGATCTGTTTTTGAACACACGTTTCCAGAAATACTAACTAATTATATACCTAACAAAGAAGTAGTAAAACAATTAAAAGCCACTGGAGTTAGGACCTCTCCTTTCTTAAATTATTTTAAAACTAAATATGATGTAAAACAAAATAGTTTAGTAAAACAATTTTTAAATGACGAAATATCTTTATCTAAATATAATTCAGAAATTAAAAAAATTAGAGATACTGTCAAAAACACCACAGGAGGGTATCAGACAGGCTATATAAAGTTTGATGCTAATAAAAATCCAACACCTATAGTTAATGCTAAACCAGTAACTGTAGGTTCTAAAATTTTTGGACCAGCAACAAAACAAAAAGCTAGTTTTTTTGAGAACGCTAAGTACACTCTTAATTTATTAAAAAAATATAGAAAAGATCCAAACAATCCTATTTTTGAATCTTTAGCTACTAGGGTAGATTCTACAGATATAACAAATAATTATTTAAATGCTTATAACAAAGCTGTTCAAGATTATAACAAAGCTAAACCTTTTTCTAATACGATAAAAAGTTTAACAGATTTTGCAAATAAAAATTTAAACAATACATTTGTAAATGCTTTATTTAAAACACCTTATGGTAAGGCTGCTACGGGTGTATTGTTAGGAACTTCTTTAATCGCTGCTGGACCAAGACCAACTGAAACTGATTTAATTGATGAGGTAGCTTTGACCGGAAAAACAGGACCAGGAAAAGGTTTAGCTGGAGCTTTTGGAGCGGCAATCACTGCAGGAACTAAAAAAGGGAGAGACATAGCGAAAAAAATAGGCACAAAAACTTTTGGTGGCATAGGTAAATTAGCTGCTCCACTTGGAGTTCCAATAATTAATTTAGGTATGTTCGCTGCTCCCAAAGCCTTTGAATTAGGAAAAGACATTGCAACAGGTCAAAAAACAGATGTTGGTGCTGCAGATATTACAGTTCCCGGTGCTTTTGCAGCTGCGGTTCCTGAGAGTCTATATAGACCAAGTGTTGGACGTTTTGCAAAAGCTAAAGATTTTTTAAAACCAATAGCAAGACTGGGTTTATCACAAAATCTTCTTAGAACGATAGGAAGAGGTTCAGTATTTGCAACACCTTTTTTAGAGGCAGGTATACAAGGATATAACGCTTATAAAGACTTACAAGAAGCAAATAGAAACGCTAGTGTATTTGAACCTAGAGTTGATACAGCACTAGGAAAGGCACCAATTAGTTATTACAATAGGATTATGTCAGAGCTACCAGAGGTTGATAGATCAGGTGCAGCAGGTGGCGGTATAATGAAAATGGCAGGCAAATCATCAGGCCCACCGCCAGAATCAGGACCTATTTCACAAGGCTTGGATTTTTTAATGAAACGTGGTAGATAATTACAGGAGTTTAAATGGCAGATATAGATAAAGGACTTCCTAACACTCGTACCGAGGTCAAAGTTCCGGGCGAAGAGGTCGAGGTAAAGGAAGAAATCAAAGAACAACAACCTGTTGAAGTTACACCCGAAGAAGATGGCGGTGCAACGATTGACTTTGAACCAGGTGCAATTAACATACCTGGCACAGATGCTCATTTTGATAATCTTGCAGATATCTTACCTGATGATGTTTTAAATCCACTAGGATCAGAATTAAAAACTAATTATCTTGATTACAAGATGTCCAGAAAAGATTGGGAGAAATCTTATACTGATGGACTTGACCTACTAGGATTTAAATATGAAAATAGAACAGAGCCATTTCAAGGAGCTTCAGGTGCAACACACCCTGTGTTAGCAGAGGCTGTTACACAATTTCAAGCTACAGCATACAAAGAACTATTACCAGCAGACGGTCCAGTAAGAACACAAATTTTAGGTGTGCCTACACCAGCAAAGGAACAACAATCGCAAAGAGTAAAAGATTTCATGAATTATCAAATCATGGATCAGATGAAAGAATACGAAGCAGAGTTTGATTCTATGTTATTTCATTTACCACTAGCAGGATCTACATTTAAAAAAGTTTATTACGATTCTATGATTAATAGAGCTGTATCTAAATTTGTCCCTGCAGATGATTTAATTGTGCCATACACAGCAAATAGTTTAGATGATGCAGACGCAATCATACACGTAATTAAATTATCTGAGAATGATTTAAGAAAACAACAAGTGGCTGGTTTTTATTCTGATGTAGAGTTAAATCCACCAGGCATGTTGGTTAACGATGAAGTTTCAAAAAAAGAAAGAGAATTAGAAGGCACTAAAAAATCTGGAAAACAAATTCCCATGTACACTCTTCTTGAGTGTCACGTGGATCTAGATTTAGAAGGCTTTGAAGATATTGGTGCGGACGGGGAACCGACTGGCATCAAGCTACCTTACATCGTAACTGTTGAAGAAGGTAGCGGAACGGTTCTTTCGATAAGAAGGAACTATGCGCCCAACGATCCAAAAAAACAAAGG